TTATAGTTAGAAAGAGACGTGTAGCAACTGCATTAATTAAAGCTAGAAAGCAAGCAGCGACCGGATTAGGTGTGTCTTGGTGGAGATTTGGAAGCACATTTTATTGGCAAGGCAACCTAGAAAACGCAGCCAGAACAGTAATTATGTGAAAGTAGTCATAATAAGTTGGTGCCCAGAAGCTGTTAAATTTGCAATGGAGACAGTTTGCCGTGCCAGAAAGCATGATACAGCAATAAACTAAACTATAGAAACTATACAATCTTAGCCAAAAAAATGGCGTGACAGGGCAGGTCGCAGGATATAGATCAGCATGACTAATTGGTGGTGTGCACACCTGGAAAGGCGGCCATCTTGTACCGAAATCGGTCTCCTGACCTAGAACAACCTTACTTACTCACAGGAACAGCAATTACACAAATTAAAAAATATAAAACTATGTGACAAACTTTATTTACACATACACACATACATGCTCATAACATACAAACACATTACATACATACACACATACATAGACATTACAAACACCTATTAACAGCCAACCACATACACAAATATGCACATACATTTAACACAAACATGCAGTTATTTCTTAGTTCTTTTTCTTTTTGCAGCCGTGGATCCTGTCGCGGAAGTCGCCGGGCGTTTGCGGACGGAGACGGCGGAGCGAGAACGTACACCCAGCTGCAGCAAAAATTTTCGTCCCAGGGGAAACTGAGACAGGTCCAGGGAAAACCTATCCTTAAGATCTACGTCCCAAAAGTTAAGTTTTGCATAGGGATCCTGCTTCTCGGTGGGGGGTGTATCTTTCTGACAAGTAATGGCTGAAGAGGACAAAAATCTATATGTGTCCTCCAAGCTAGTGGACGGTGGCAAAGTTAACCCAAAGTTCCAATCCTCCAATAAACTACTATTCATGGTGTGCAAATAGGCCATAATATCCGGGGTCAATGTTACCTTACACAACTGAAAAATGAACTGCAAATCATATTCCTCTCCGTGCCTCAAATATTCTTTAAATTTGGTGGCGTCATACGTAGTGGCAGGGGAGGCCTCAGAAGGAACACACAAGCACATATTGGTACTGCGAGTCGTGTCTACCACAGTAACAAACAATTGGTTAGCCCAGCATATACCATTGTTGTGCCCCTGGGCCCGCCGCAGCCAATATGGCTTATTAAACAATTGAGCCTCAGACGTTACCATGGACCCACTGGGTGTGGGGCTATACACAGCACTACCAACGTCTCGCCCCCCACCGTTGCTCTTTAATATGAAAGTGTCTGGGATGGCGTCTCCAACAGCACTAGCCCGATTAAAGAAATGTCTTGCAAACAGTTGTTCCCTGCGCAAGTAAAAGAACATGCTGTCGCCATAAGGCTCCGCGGCCATTCCCAAATAATCTGGATATTTACAAGTAGATTGGCAAATATCTATAGGCACGTCAGACTTATTTAATTGTAAAGCAGTAAAGTCCATGGCCCCATAGCCAGTGTCCACCATATCACCATCCTGAATAGGGGAAGTTATAAGCTCCAGGGGAGGGCAATCGCCCTGTGCAGGTGGGTTCCTGCACGGGGTTCCCTTGCCCCAATGCTCTCCCATTGGAGGTGTACAACCAATAATACATAGCTGTGTTTGCTTATTATCAACAGAAATATTGTCCCGTGAATCCTGACCAATTGGCCCATGTGCTATATTAGAGTTTTCTGTGTCCTCTAGCTTATTATATAGAGGGTGTCCACTGAGCCCCACACCCAGTGGCTGTCCACGACCTACCTCAACCCCAGTACAAGCCCAGACCAGTCGCTCGGCGTCAGGGTTATATATGCGGGCGTCAGGCAGTCCAAACTTATTAGGGTCAGGCAACCGCACCCGAAACACCCTATATTGAAATGCAGATACCTTGGGGACATCTACCTTATTGTTACTTGACTTAGGTATAGGAAAATATGGATGGCCTACAGTAAGCAACCGTGAAGTGCCTGCATAATAGTAAATGTTGGTGCGTGTCACATAGTCGTCCGTGCTGAGAACTTTAGACACGGGAGTGGGAGGCAGGTACACCAAGTTGTCACTAGAGCGCCAGAGTGCCATCTGCAAAAAAATATGAGACACGTTTACGGCGACGATGTCGGGAGAAGTGAAAGGTAACAGGCCAAAGATAGAAATCCCCGCCATCTATGTACACATAATGGGTGGTGTCAGCAGGTGACAGGGGCACATATGGCCACTGTGCTGAAGTAGGTAGTACAATATCAGGCCCAGTATGTAAAGTTACATCAACAGGAGACACAAAGGGAATTGTTACATTTCCATACTTAGTGGAAAGTGTAGAAGACAAAGGGGAAGTGGTATTATATCCCCTGGACTGTGTGGTACTACGATATCCCTCTGTAAAAGCAACATCACCATCATCAACATCAGCAAAAATGTCATAAATAGTGTCAGAGGCAGCTGGAGCAAGTAAAGGTTCCATTTCAATGTCCTCGATTGGGGCTATAGGGCTAAGGTCCTGATAGTAATGTACCCGGGCTCCAATACCCTTGCCACTGCGTGTGCGCATGCTGAACTTTTGACCCAGGCGGCTGAAACGTACAGTACCCCTGCGAGATGTTAATGCAGGGCGATGCAGACGCACAATGTCAAGGAAATCAGGGTCCGGCACCCGTGAGGGAGAGTACGGACGTTCGAATATGATTGTTTCATCCTCCGGTTCAAACACAGGATTGTCAAATGTTAACAAGGAGGAAGGACGTGACAGAAATGCAGGATCGGACACCTTGACCTGTGTGTTAGCCCTGCTATATAAGCGTGGGCCTGCTATTCTACTGACACCAGGCACAGGGGTACTGCTTATGGGTTCCGTGCCAGTACCCGAAGAAGCAAACGTGTCCATGGGTATTTCCTCATATCCATGGGTGCCAGCTGTAGGTGTGCTTATAAGTATGTGTCCCGAAACCTCACCACTCTGTGGAACTTCTACAAGGGACGGCTCTGTGAATGCAGGATTTGTAAAGTTTGTACTACTAATAACCACATTCTCACTGGCAGGTGTGATGTCCAACACAGCTGGGGTGGTTGTGGCAGAGGATGTAACTTCAAAGCCACTAGTACCAGAAAATGTAGGTATGGTGGACCCTGAATTAATAATGCTGGAGTCCTCCAACAAATTTACAATGGAAGGATCTGACGGGCCTACAGGCTCAATAACAACAGGAGGCCTGGCAGGAACACTAACATCCACAACAGTGCCAGGTCGTGTACTGATAGGAACATACCCCGTGCGACCCCCAGTACCAGACCCAGTTCCAATGCCTAGGCCCCCCAAATATACACCAAGGCTACCCCACTGCAAAATGCGATCTGCCAAGGTGGTGCCCTCTACTTTGGGAATAACATCTGGGGGGCATGTGCCTGAGGCCTTGCAGGTCCTATAAAGCTGTGTGGCGGATGCACGCTTGCGACGCCTTGCACGTTGTGCCACCATGGTTGCTTTATTTAACTGTAAAAAAAAAAACAAAAATAGAAAAAGAATGGTGCCACAATAGCACACTAGGGTACACACAACAACAACATATGATATACAACCCCCTATGTGGGATCCGTACAGGCTACCACATATTATGTTACAATACACCAAGATGTCTATATAACACAAACAGTGCTATTATAACAAAAATGATTACACACAGTAGTAAATACACGTCCCCCGGCTCAAACAACAATACAGGATGGTCACCAGTGTGATCTCTTAATATAAGAGGATACATTGTGAGACCTATGTGTTGACCTGTACAATACGTGTCACAATTTGTAAATATAATGCTATAAGGCCCAAGTACACACAAAGCACAAATGCCAGATAGCACGTCAGCGCGGGAAGCACACACAGCCAAAACAAACACAGCAGCAGCACAAAAAAAGCCCAGCAATGTAGTCGACACAAGTAAAAATCCAGAATGTACAATCACCCTATAGATCTATATATGTATAGAAATATCTGACATATTAGAATATTGACATATACCCCAAAATCACTTGTATGCCAGGGGGAACCTTTACAACATTAAGAAATTCAGTACGCTGTGTATCGCTGGTATACCAAAGCGTTACAAACGCTGCCTGGTTTTCTGACTCACAAGACCACCTCCATGTGGAGGATGACCGTGAGTATAGTTTCCTTTTTCCGTGGTGTAATCTATATCTAAAGCATTTTAAACTGTTAGGATCACCTCGTAGGTGTATTACAGGTGCACAGTCAGGGTCACTTGGGTGCCGGACGGGGTGTGCACTTCTAGTGTCACACAACCGGGTCCTGTCACTGTCCACTTGTCCACCCGCTCGTTCCGCGGCCTTCTGGGTGGAATCTTTGGACCCTTGTCGCTGCTGCTGGTGCTGTCCGTCGACCGCCTCGAGTCGCTGTCGCTTTTGTTCCGGTCCCTCGGACGCGCCCACCTGGGCTTGGGTGGACGCTGGGGTGGTGTTACTGGTGCACACAGGTCCAGGAGTGGATATTTCTCGTGTGCTAGATACAGGGTCAAATGCATCATGGTGAATTACTTTGCCTCCCACATGTACCTCCCATTTGCCTGTTTCCCCATATACACAAGCGTCATCCTTGAAATTCACATAATATATGTTCATATTTTCATGTGTATAATATAGACCCTCGTATGAGACTTTTCCTGGCACCTTCACCCATCTATCGTCACTATAGTTCTGCACATAAAGTTCCCTCCATTGTACATAGCACATGGCTTTAGATTCGTCTCCATCATATCTGACTTCAACAGTTATCCCCCTTTTTTTCCAGCACCCTTTAGGAGCAGTGTCCCACATTTCACGTGATGTGTCCCGCAATGTCCAGGGTTCGTGTGCATAGGCACTTTCTTGCAATTGCTGTAAAGCTACATGCACTTCAATGGCATTGCGTGCCTTGGCTTTAGTTACACTAAGAGGTGGCACCACCTGATGGCCAATATGTGTCAGTCCACATTCTCTTGCTTTGTACAGCAAAGCATTTTCTACACGCAATAAGTGCCAATGCGTGATCTGGTCCTCAAGTTTGTCGCTATCCTTTTCATATAGTTCTAGCATTTTGTCCTGGCACGCATCTAAACGGTTCGCTAGGGTTTCCATGCTCCTCCTCGTCTTCAGGATCGGTAAGGCTTAAACGTGCCCATAACCTTCGAAAAAAGCATTTCCAATTTTGATCATTTAATGTATACATTGGTTCTCCTTGTGTTGTCACTGGAAAAGGGTTTTTAAATGTGAAGAGCTGCAATCTGCTGCGCAAAAACTTCCATCTTTCATCCGTCAATGGATTTATATTTGTTGTTATTAATAGTGGAGGGCATTTTAGCTGTAACAATGCTCTATGCTTTCTGTCTACACATATTTGGTTGCCATCTAAGGCATTTCTTAAATAAGTGTCAATATAGTTCCAACACTGACTAGTTGCATCATCTAACAGTCCTATTTTGGCTTCAGATAATGGCTGCAACCAAAAATGGCTGCTTGAGTTAGCATAGGATATAACAGCCCCCCCCAAAAATCTAAGTAAGCTCATACAAAAGTATGATTTGCCAGTGTCTGCTGGTCCATAAAACACTAAACAACTTTTTTTTGGTACTCCTTGTAGGAATGTTTTAAAGGCACATAGGAATGGGATAAATTCAACATCCTGATATCTTAAAAATTGAACTATTGGTTTCCAATCTCCATCTCCCTGTACTTTGTCGCCTCTAAACCATATCCATTCTGACATGCTCATGCGCGCCTGTTCTCCTCTTTTATAATGTCTGCACATTGTGCATGCATCCTTTAGATATTTAGCCTGACAATTGCTACTTAGAAACGCAGCTGCATTTGAATCTGTGTCAGCAATCAGTGCATACTCGTATGCCAGCGTGCTCTCGTCTGTAATATCATGGTCATATGCCCACTGCACCATCTCTGAAAGGCTAAACTGCGCATCCTCCATTGCATGTCCCACCATTGTCTGCCTGACTATCCACTCTGGTGTTTCCCCATACACGTCGCTACAGCTGGACATACTAGTCTTGTACCAATACAACGCTGCTGGACCACTTCGTAATTTTGGTGGTTCAATTAACATCTGGCTTTCCGGTACATTTAATAATGTGCTTAAGCCTTTAGCCACTGTTTCCCTGTTTTTGGCACGTTTGTACCGTACCAGCATAAGCACTGTCATTCCCCATTGGCATGGTAGCACTTGTATGTGTGCATAATCACACAATGGTTGTATTAGGGTCTTTATGCCCTCTGCCACTGTGCAAAACACCCCGAACACACACACCACCCAGTCGGCACACGATGTTCTATCACTTTTAAAGTGCCTAATTAGTTCGTTATACCCCAACCCAAACTGTTCTTTAAACTTACCCAGTAGAGTTGCTTTCTTATTGCTGGCTCTTAATATTTCTACCACGCCACCTGCTCCCTTGCCAGTGCTTGTACTTTGTAAGTCAGATTCCTCCCCATCCCCTCCTGCACGCTCCTCCTCTTGGCTGCCATGTTCCCCCACATTCCTCCCACTCCCCTCATCATTGTTCTGGCGGCCATTTTGGTTGCCTGTGTCAAGTGTGCTCTGTACCACACTCCCCTCATCATCATCCTGTCGGCCATCTTGCGTTTCACTACTGCCCTGTACCTGTTTTGGTCCCGATTCCGTATCCACCTGTGTTTGGCCATAGCCACTGTCCGGTAGCTCAAACAGCCGACGTTTGGCCTTTGCTGACTGTCTCCCCAGCTTTATGGCGTCTAGCCTTGGGCTTAGTTCATGTTCTATGCTGGCTTGCTCACACACGGGGCTGAAATAAGGACTGGGTGCAAACTTTCGTTTTACAGTCTGCACAGCTACATCGTCATCTGCAGCTGTCTGCTGCTGGAACAGTTCCTGTGCCACTTCCTGTCCATCCCCTAGCGACCTAGTATCATCTATAAAGTCTACAAAGTCTTCCCCTGCTTCGTCCTCCTCCTCATCATCATCACTAGATATTGGATCGCCTGTCCGCCTATCTACAATGGCTTCCACTATAAACCATCCACCCGCCCGTTCCGATTCGGAACATGCGCCCCCCTCTGTACCTGTATTATCGTCCATGTCCTGTTACACGCAGCGAGGACACACGAGCTTCAATGTGCCTAGTAGCAGCTGTTCCAGTGCCCTTATATCTGCGTGGCTGCACTCTACCACCAGTCGCAGTGGTAAACTACACTTTGTACATTCTGTTACCACCCTATACGCTTGTTGTGCTGGTTCCACCGCATCTGTATAATCTTCTTCATCTAATTGCACATTGCATACAGGGATATCCTCTGGTGCAAGACTCAATTCGATATCTTTTACTGTGGGATGCGGACCGTGCATCGTGACCAGCAATACTCACAACTACCTCTCCAGTACCCTGATATTTTGTGCAGTCGTCGCCGTTCGTTACGATGTCTGTCTTTTTCTTCCCTTACCAGCGGTTTGTGACACATGTAGCATCTGATCAGCTGTGTATATATAGATTGTTTGGTCTCCTCTTCCACACCTTCTACATAATATGAATAGTCCCAATATTTTAGGCGTCGTACAATGCCCTGTAGGAGTAAACACCGTGCACAGGCACCGTATGGCACTCCCGCTCTCCACACCAAATATAATTCTCTAAGTGCAAATGCTGCCAATTCCGCTGCGGTCAGCTGTTTTGTGCAAAATATACAGCACAGGCGAAGGTCCTCCAAAGGTATTCCACAATTTCTACACAAAAGCAATATGTTTCTGGGTTCCTGTGCACCCATGGACATAGCTTCTGCAGATGCTACGGGCCTTGTTTTATATGTACCCCATTCGGTCGCACCGTATTCGGTCCCTCCCTATTTATTATTGTCTAGATTATAGTTTATAA